CTCAGGATCTGCTCAACAAAAGCACTTCTCAGGAGCTGCACATCGTCGCCGGCATGGCCAACTCGGGCTACAAGGTACGGCGCGGAGCACTCGCCAACATGACCGTCGAGCAGCTGCGCCAACGCGGTGGTGAGGACGGTATTGTGATCGAGACCAACGGCCCGATCGACCAGGTTGACCGGCTCAAGCCAAGTCCAGTGCCGCCCGGCGTCGACCGCCTCTCCACCCGTGCCCAAGGCTTCATGCGCGATATCTCCTTGGTAAGCGAGTCGCTGCAGGGGCTCAACCGCGCGGATGAAAGTGGAGATGCGATCCAAGAGAAGCGGATGAGCGGGACCACCTCCCTCTCACTCGTATATGCCTCGATCGACCAGATGCGCCGACTGGTGGCTCGTAACTGGCTCGATCTGACGCAGCAGTTCGTCACAGAGCCGCGGATCTACCGGGTGGCCGGTGCTAGTCGCGCGGCATCACCGGAGGAGATTCAGGTCAACCAGCCTCACCCCGAGACCGGCGAGATCATGAACGATCTCACCCTGGGTGAGTACTCACTGCAGCTGGTGGATGTTCCCTCGCGTCAGACCTTCGATGAATCGCAGCTCAAACAAATTCTCGGCATGATCAAGCTCGGGGCACCCATCCCCTGGAGCCATGCGGTGGCTGTTTCCACCATCGACCGCAAAGGTGAGCTGGTGAAGGAGTTGAAGCAACAGGAAGGCTCCGGGCAGCCAAGTCAGCAACAGATGCTGGAGCAGCAGCTCAAGCAGCGGATGCTGGCGGCACAGGCAGCCGACAAGGAGTCCTCGGCCGCCGTCAAAGGTGCTCAGGCACAGAAGGCGATGATCGAGGCACACAACCTTGAACAGGGTGGCGGCGACAACGACTCGCAGGCATCCGACTTTGCTCAGGCGCATGCCGCCATGGCTACTGCGCAGAACGACATGGACATTAAGACCGGCCGGGCTGCTCAAGAAGCTGACGTACAAGGTATGCGGGCGGCGATGGAGCAGCGGGAGGCCGAAATACGGCAGCGCCGGATGGAGCTGGAGCTACAGGACCTGCAGGAGGAGGTCGCCGCTAACCGTGAGCTGCGCGATCTGAAGGTGCAGACTGCTCGTGCCCGGTTGGAGGCGACCAAAAACCCACCTCAGAAACCAAAAACCAGTGGCTGACGGTCGTGTGTTGGGAACATATACCCACTTCCCGCCGTATTACGACCATCACTGGCCGTGAGCTGGAGCCCGTAGCGTCGCTGCGCAACCGAAATACCTGTCGTAAGGCCCACTTCGTTGTAGAGAAGGGCAGTTATTTGCTCTACACTGAGCTGTCAGACGGTCGCTATACCAGCCTCTCTCATATTTTCCCTGAAGCACACGCTGTGCTTCGCCTTTTGCCGCTGCTACAGGCGGCCTAATCGACTAAACGAGGACTGTTATGCCTGATGGAGCCGCTATGAACCCTGACGTTCCCTTCGATCCAGCTGCTTTTGACGATACGGGCGGGCCTCCCGACCCCAATACGCCCCCAGCTACCCCTGAAGCTACTCCAAACGACGATCCGACGGGCTCTGGGGATCCTAATCCGCCCGCAGTGACGGCTGCGGAGCTGGAGGAGCGCATTCGTGCTCTCTCTTTCCAGCGGTTGCGAGCTGAACGGGCGTTCCAGGAGCAAAATAGCCGGATCCACGACCTGGAGCAGGCACTGGCTACTACCAGGAGCACCCCGCAAACGCCTCAGACGCCCGCTCCACCCCCCGGACCGACTACCGAGCAGCAGTTGCAGGCGCTTGACTCCGAGATTTCGACTCTGGAGGGGCAGCTCGATCAGGCGATGGAGACCAACGAGGTGCGAGCGATCTCGCGCATTCGTTCAGAGCTTCGTACTAAGGAGCGGCTTCATTCGGACCTGCGGGTGAAGGCTGCCGTGGAGGCTGCCAAGCCGCCCCCAAGTGATCCGATCAACCCCGATGAGATTGTGAGCCAGGCGACCGAGCGGGCGACCACGCTGTCTGCCTACCAGAATACTTTGGCCAAGGTCAAAGCGGACTTTCCTGCACTCGACCTGCAGGGGCCACAAGCGAACCCCGACCTCGTGAGCGAGGTGGACATGCTCTACCAAAGCATGCTGGGACCGCGAACGCCAGCCGACGCCATGCAGACGGCAGTCGACTATGTCATGGCCCGCCATGGTGTGAAGCCAGCTTCTGCTGTGCAGGCAGCTGGTAAGGGCAAGGCTAACGGTGATCAGCGTCAGCAGGATGCTATCAACCGTAACATCGATGCTTCCAACAACACCCCGCCCAACACCGCGGGTATGTCGTTGCCGAGCAGCGCAGGTGGTACGACGACCAATATGGACTTCGAGAAGATGTCCATCGAAGAGTTCATGGCCATCCCTGACGATAAGCTGAACGAAATTGAGGCCGTGCTCGCAAGACACGAAGGGTGATTGATTGACACCTTGAAAAATGCCCCCTAAACTGCTCTGGCAGCTGCGTAAGCGGCAAACCTTTTACACTAGTTTCAGATCTTTTTAGGGGGCCCTCACAGTGGCTACTGACTATCCTAGCACCTCGTTCAATATCGGCCTCAACACGACCGATATTCAGTACTTCCAGAAGAAGGCCTGGAAGGCCATGCGCGTGGCCTCTCTGGCCGATCAGCTGGCTGGCGCTGGCGCTGGCGCCGCTATCACCCGTATCACCGAGCTGACCAACACCGAGTGGGGCTATCAGGCTATCCTCACCCTGGTGCCGGATGACACCACTTTCGGTGTTGTTGGTGACAACCGCCTCAAGGACAACGAGCGTGGCCTCACGTCTTACGACCAGACCGTCACCTTCGATCAGTTCCGTAAGGCGTTCAAGACCGAAGGTCAGATGGCGGATCGTTCATCCTGGATCCGGTTTGCCGGTCAGGCCGCCGATCAGCTTTCCTTCTGGGGCAGGGATATCAAGGACCGGCTGCTCATCAACACCCTCTCGGGCATCTCCTACGACACTGAGGTGAATGGCGCGGCTCGGACTTCTCAGTTCCCGCAGTGTCGTTTCGCCGCCGATGTGTCGGCTCCTTCGGCCAACCGCTACTTCATCATCAATGACAGCGGTACTTTGGAGTCCGGGAAAGCCACCGGTGACGTCAGCTCCAAGTCGGTGCCCTCCTGGAATACCTTCATCGACATGCGTACGGAGCTGCCGCTCATGCGCATCAAGCCTCTGCGCGGGCAATGGGGCAACGGGCGTGATCTGTACATCTGCCTGGTGCACCCGCGGACCATGGGCCTCATCAAGAAGGACACTACCTTCCAGCAGAACTGGCGCGATGCCCTCTCTCGCGGTGAAGGGAATGTCTTGTTCCGCGGGGCTGAGTCGTACATGGTCGATGGTATCCTGATCATCAGCCATCGCTACGTGTACAACACCTTGGGTGCGGCCTCCGGCTCCAAGTGGGGCAGTGGCGGTACTGTCGACGGCACTCGTTCTCTGTTCCTGGGTGCGCAGGCGATCGGCATGGTCGAGATGGGTGGTCCGGTGTGGGTCCCTGACGAGGACGACTACAAGAACAACCACTCCATCTCGCAGCGGATCCGCTTCGGCTTCAAGAAGGCGGTGTGGCCTGACCAGTGGATGGGCGATTCGGATGAGGACTTCGGGGTGGTGGCAGTCGATCACTATCTGCCCACCGGCGCGACGACCTACTCCTAACAGCTGACGGGGGCGCTGAAGCGCCCCCACCAACCCCTAAGTTACAGCTTCAACTTTTGAGGATATCCCGATGGGCTTCAACGCTGCAGGTATCAACATCAACCGTCAGACGGTTCTGTGCGCCTACCAGGACTTCGATCTGTCTGACTTGGAGGACGGCGTTGCCGTCAAGGCCATTCACCTCCCTGCCGGTTCCAGGATCCTACGTGGCTTCCTGGATATCAGTGAGGCATTCGACTCCACCACCTCTGACACGCTTTCGGTTGGCGACGAGGTTGCCGACGACGTGGACAAGTACTTGGTGGCTACCGACGTGCAGTCCACTGGACTGACGGCGTTCTCGCTGACTCCGTTGACTGTTGGCCAGATTCCATCCGGTGGGACCTGGGTCACACTGTCCTGGACCTCCGGCGGTGGCACTCCGGCTGCTGGCAAGGGCCGGCTCCAGATCGAGTACGTGGTCGACGGTCGTCAGACCGAGTTCCACCCGGTGCGGCCGTCGTAAGGAGGTGATCCATGCCGACTTTGATTGGTAATCGGGACGACCGGCTGCAGACCCTGCAGGGGCACACCTTCGTCATCAAGAAGGACGAGCCCTTCTATGTACCGCCGGTAAAACCCGTGATCGGAGAGCTGTTGAAGCGGGGTCATCAGCTCGTGCCGGAGACATCGCCCAAGCGGGTGGCTTCGGCCTCGAAGGTTGCCGGGCCGGTTGAGCGGCCGACCGACCCGGCGCCTGAAAAGTCCTGAGCTGTTCTTCGCCAGCTTCAGGCACCCCTAGGGGGTAGCGGGGTCCCTCCTCCCTCGCTACCCCCTTCCTCGTTCTAGGGCGGGAGATCCATGACGGACAAAGCAGTCTACGGCGTCACTGAGGACGGGACCTACAGCACTACCGGTCCTGCAGTCTCGCTCAGTGGTGGTTTTTCTACCCGCTACGCCATCGCGCAGCTGTTCTCTGCGGCGCTCGCCGATGGCGAGACGGTCACTGTCTCTATCCTCAACGATCAGACTCACTGGGCGGTCTACTCAGGGGCTCAGTTCATTGCTGGTACTCCTAACAGCCTCGATCTAAGTGGTGCCACCCTAAGGGATAGCGCCGGCACCCTAAGCAACGGCCCTGTAACGGTAACCGTGCTGCCCCCCTGGTGGTCCTACAACCTACCGACGGACTTTATCTCCGGACTCCAGGTCACGGTCACTGCGACTGATGAGATACAGGTGTCACCCGGCACCTGCGTGCTCGAGGATGGGACGGTACTGGACTTTGCCAGTACTACCACGGTGTCGGGCATTTCCTTAGCAGCTAACACTTGGTATTACGTCTATGCCTACGATGGCGGGATCGAGGTATCAACGACCGGGCCGGCGGACTCTTATAAGGGCTACGCGCGAAGCAAGACGGGGGATAGTTCCAAGCGACTTGTAGAAATTCTGCGGACTTATTACGACGTTGCCAGTCTGAATGATTTTTCGCGTATTGCCGACACCATCTACTTCGCTGTCACGTGGAATATGCGGTTGGTATATTCAACCGACCCTGGAACTAGCCTTGTGCTGCTTGGGCAATTCCCTTTCCAGATGGCGGTTGGTTTATATGTTACAGCGACGGATATAAGTCGGTGGGCGTTTTCCCCAGATGGTACTAACCAAGCAATACTACAGAAAATCGACTCGGTTAGTGGCGCGGAGTTTACAGTTGCTTATACGGGGTCCACCGGCGCTTTGTATTACTGCCGTTATGATGGTACTGGTGCGGCATCAATTGCTATAGCGTCATTGCTGGCCCCCCGTGGTACCGAGCACTATGTTGAAGCATCTGCCACCTCCGATCGTCCGGGCCAGGTCGCCATAACCGTCACTACTACTGACGTCACAGCTCAAGTCAATAAGCACCACGTCTGTACTATTGCCGGGCTGACAGCGGAGCGTAACTTCATCCTGCCCGCTCCGGTCAACTATGGTGCTGGCAAGGTTGCCGACCGCATCCGCGTTACGGTCACCGACGGTGACGCTGACTACGAGCTTGTCATCAAGGGCGATACCGGGATCACGATCAACGGTGGGAGCGCAGCCACCGAGTGGAGTCGGCTGTTTATCGCTGGTGAGACGGTCGAACTGGAGGCGACCAGCAGTACTAACTGGAACGTAATACAAGACGGCCGCATTAAACAGGCTGGTCGCCTCTACCGAACATCTGCCCAATCAGTAACCGGCGGGGCGGACACGGCGGTGCAAAACAACAATGTTGATTATCTCATTGGTCTCATCGCGGACACATCGACCAGTTACAGTCTCAAAGCCCGCCGCGCCGGGCGCTACGTCGCAACCGGGTATACTCGGTTCGCCTTCTCGAGTTCGGGCTATTGGGCGGAGGTCTGCTTTTCAATCGCCGGCGATTTCACCGATCCTCGCTCTGGTCGTTCTTACATCGACGGATCAACCAATGCGTATCCTCTGATAACACATACCATGCCGATGCAGCTAGCAGTTGGAGAGACAGTGGCTATGGGCGTATACCACAACGCCAGTAGCGTACCTCTCGGAAATTCCACCTGGAACTATCCGAGCCTGCAGCTAATCGAGCTGTAATCGATCATGGACATCGAGCAAATCCTCCAGGACAGCGTCTACGAGCCAGAGTGGCGTTCGCTCGCTGCCCGCGAGGCGAACTACTTTCTCATTGAGCGTCTGACCTGAGGTGATGCCTTGTGCTCGGTGGTTCTCCCTACGGCGGCGCCCCTCTTGGTAGTGACTACTTAGTTCCGTATGTCCCACCTTGGTTATCGACTCCGGTCGAGCTGACTTGCCCTTATTCGGTTCCAAGCCTCAGCACAGCGGTCGTCCTGTGCACCCTCGATACCAACATCTACATCTATGTGGCTGATGGCATCAGCCTGTCCGAAGCCTTCTCCCTTCTTTCTTCTCAGTCCTTAGCCGATGCCTCCAGCCTCTCCGACGCTGTTTCACTTCTTGCTGCCTACACCGTTGCTGGCGGTCCAGTTACCTTGACTGATGGGTCCGGCGGCCTCTCTGTTGTTATTCCTGCGCTCGTCGACGGGCTTAGTCTGAACGACACCGTCATCGCCGGGATCCCGATCTACACCACCGATTCCTTATCGCTGGCCGACTCTCTGGATAAGTGGTATGGCTTCCAGGAGACGGATTCGGTCACGCTTACCGAGCAGCTTGGCCCTCTAAGCGTTAGCGGCTTGGCTGTCGCTGATACCTTCCAGCTGGCAGATGCTCTGGCTGAGACGGCTTCCTACTCCCACTCCGAGACCATCTCCCTGGACGACCTTCTCTCGCTTGCAGCGACGCAGAGCGAGGCGGAGCTGATCTACCTCCAGGACGTCGGGCTACTGGTCGCTAATTTTGACCTGACTGATGACCTGTCTCTCAACGACACTAGCCTGGCGATGGTCTTCAAGGCCGTCACCGAGGCGATCTCTGTCAGTGACAGCTTGAGTCTGCTGGTCAACCTGCAGGTCGATGAGAGTTGCAGCCTCCTCGACACACTTGACGAGCAGGCGATCTATGACATCGCCGACGCCATTGGTGCTACCGATGTCACAAGCCTGCTCATCTCCCGGGTAGAAGGTGCTGTCGTCGAATTTAAGTTGGAGGGTCAATCTCTTATACTGCGCCTACAGGTACGTTCGGCAGAGAGCCGGCTGGATGTCCGTAGGGCAGATCTGGAGGCCGAGCAGCTGACCATTGAGGCGACCGTTCAAACCATTGAGACCGATACCAAGAGGTAATCTCCCATGTTGATCAAGACTTCTGGCCGCCTGCCTGAATTGGTTCAGCTGCTGCGTGCTACAGCTACTGCCATCCGCCATGGCACCCCGCTCCCGGGGCCCCTCCGTGACGGGCTGCATATGAAGACGGAGTGGGCCATCCGGCGCTTCCGAGATGATTGGGCCTTCCTGCGCGGCAACCCCGATCCGGTGCTGGACCCGGTCACTGGGTTGCTGCTTCCGGCTGAGTCCTTCATCCATGGCAACCTCGCCCTCAATGAGGGGCTCACCACCCTGCAGAATCTGCTGATCGGCATTGCCGATACAGTCTTCGACAATACCAACGCTTACCTCGGGGTGGGGGATGATACAACTGCCGAGGACGCGACTCAGACCGATCTGCAGGCGGCGACCAACAAGCTCTACAAAGGGATGGAGTCGGGCTATCCGGCGATCTCGAGTCAGACTACGACCTGGCAGGCGTCCTTCGGGACAAGTGAAGCCAACTTCGCGTGGCAGGAGCTGACAGTGGCCAACGGCGCGACTGGATCAGCGTCCAACCTCAATCGAAAGGTTTCGGATCAGGGGACCAAGGCGACCGGCACCTGGCTGATGAATCTTTCCATCACTTTCTCCTAAGAGGCCACCGATGCAACGCATCACTGCCGGCCAGGGTGGACGCATAGCGTTCACCTTCTACGACTACGATGGGGCCACTGAGCTGACCGACGCCGAGGTGACCTCGTTGGAATACGCCATCCACGATGTGACCAACGATGTTGTCGTGCGCGACTGGGCCGCCATCACCCCCGCAGCGTCCGGCTACATCGTATTGGAGAGCACCGATACTGCGCTCAATGCGACAGCCGGCAATACCTTGGAACAGCGTCGGGTGTGCCTCAAAGCCAACGGTGGCGAGGTTGGTACCTCTCTTTACTACGAGGTGGCGGCCGGGGAGTGCGATAGCGCATGATCAAGGTCAACTCCGTCTTCGGCCCGTGGCCGCTCGGGATTGATAACGTCCACCCTTCCACCGACTCGGTGTTCCAACTGGGTAGGCGGCAGCAGCAGCGCCTGCAGGAGGCGGTGAACGTCGATCTGGATGAGGACGGCAATACCCTGCTGCGCGCTGGCAAGACCTCCGTCGTGTCGGTTTCCACCGGCATGAACGTCTTCAGTGCTTTCGGACTGCTGCTGGCTCAGGACGGCGGCAGTATCCTGCTGGTCGATCCAGACACCAAGACTTCCTCCGTCCTTGTAAGCGGGCTCGACAGCGATCGGCGGATCTCCTTCCACGCGCATGCTGACCAAATTTACTGGACCAATGGGGTGACCAATGGACGTATCACCAGTGCTGGTGTTGCCCTTAATTGGGGCTGCGCTGTCGCCCCTACTCCCACTCTGGGCACCACAAGCGGCGCTCTACGGGCTGGCAACTACCTTGTGGCAGCCACCTTCGTGGATGCTTCAGGGATCGAGCATGCGGCCGGAAAGTCGGCTCCTATCACCCTTGATGGGACGCAGGCCGCTACAGTAGGCCTATCCTCAGTCGACGCGAATGCTACATCGATCAAGCTCTACGCCACCAACACCGACCAATCGGACCCCTTTTTCGTTAAATCGGTCTCCCCCGACACCCTCCCCGCTGTGATCACTGCAGTGGAGCAGAGCGAGGAGCCCCTGCGCACTCAGTTCTTGTCGCCACCGTTGCCCGCTGATTGTCTCTTCGACTGGCGCGGTCAGATGCTGCTGGCAATCGGTAATGCCCTGGTTCCGTCGATGGGCGTCGCAGCCCAC